GGCATATTAAAAGTATCCTTTTGTGTTTAGTGCCACACCATTGTGGCTGTTGATATTGTGTTTGTCTACTACTACAACTCCATCAGTATACACTACCTGATTTAGAGTGTCAACTATTATTTTTAAAATTTTCTAAATAATTTAAAGCCCTCCTTACATAATTAATATCATCGTTTAACCAGCCCAAGGCTGAGTTACACTTATTACAAAGCCATCCTCTGAATTTTTTTGTCTCATGGTCATGGTCCAACACCCAAGCTCTATTGGATGCTCTATTATCTGCATCTATTTTATTTTTTAAATCTTCTGAAGAAATATTACAAATTGGACAGCAATAATTATTAGGAGGATATGATGTTGATTCTTTTAACTTCCTAACAGCTTTTTGTTGGTCGTTAGAACATTCATTACATATATTTCCATATGATTTACTACCATCCTTTCTATGCCAGTTACCTTTAAAAGAAGTTAGAGGTTTTACATGATTACATTTTACACATGTCTTAGTTACATCAGCAGGTCGTATAGATTCATTACTGTTAAAAAGTTCAAGTTGATCTGTCATCAATGTGTCTCCGCCCATGTCTTACCAACTTTATAATCACAGTCTAATTCACACTTCATCTTCAGTGTCTTTGTTGTCTGTGTCATTGCCTCCTTTGTTAGCCTACAGAATCTTTCTATGTCAGGGATAGCTACTTCAAACTGATACTCATCGTGTATTGAGGCAACTAATCTTACATCTAACTTAGCTTTAATGACTCGTTCCATGATGTGAACAAGCCACTGCTTACATACTATAGCACCAGCACCCTGAAGTAAAGTGTTAAGTGCTGCATGTTCTGATCTAATGTGTAGCAGCCTACCATCTAAAGCTTTTATTGTATCACCAGCAGCTTCTTTACTGACCAGCATCCTAAGATGCTTAAGGGCTGGCATGTTATTCAAGAACCTAGTTATCAACTGTTGTCCATGCTTGGCTGTACCACCTACTACCTTACCAATCTTTGCTGCACCAGCACCATAGAGGAAAGCATAGATAAATGTCTTGGCTTGATCTCTTGTCTTTAGACCTGCTCTTTCTTGGTTAGCTGTATGTACATCACCCGTCAATACAATGTTGGTATACTCAGGGTCATTCATGTAGTGTGCCAAGCATCTTAGTTCAAGACCACTGGCATCTACACCTACCAAGCGATACTTAGATACATCATCAACTGTCCATAGTCCTCGGCATTCTCTACCGTAAGGGCTATAGACAGCGGGAACTTGTGCCATATTAGGAACTGCATGTGCCATCCTTCCAGTTATAGTACGAAGCGTCATCACACTACCACGTACACGGTTATCTTCTTGACATGCCATGATCCAAGACTTTAGTAGACCAGTGCGTTTCTGCAATAGAAAATATCTATTAAACATCTTAGCTTCAGGTAACTTAATCTTAGACAAGACTGCTTCATTAATAATTACATTACCTTTCTCAGTCATCTGAGTAGGCTTCCACCCTTTAGCTTGTAGTCTATCAGCTATCTGCTTACGACTTGCTATATTGAATGGTATGTATTTAGTCTTAGTCTTTAGTACTACTTCAGTTGGTTCAAAGTCTTCTTCTGCCTTACGCTCCAGTGTAGACAGTTCATCTTGTAACTGAGCCTGTAAGATCATAGCTTCTTTTATTTTAAAAGCAAAGCCATTCTTCTGCTGCTTATCTATGATAGCCCTGACTTTACACTCTAGCTCGTAAGCTTTAGGCTTGAACGGTTTACCTTCTACCTCTAACTTCTGTGCTACAAGACGTGTTACTTCTGTGTCACGTTTACAATACTCCAGCATCTCAGGTGAGTAGTGTGCGAAGTCATGGAAGTCACCCTTCTCAAAGCCAAGGGTCTTACCCCAAGCTTCAAGAGAGTGACCACCATCACGTATAGGATTATAAAGCTGTGACTCAATTAGAGTATCACGTATCTGACTAAGTTTTATATTACATCCAAGTAAACGATTCAGGGCAGGAGCGTCGAAGCTGATACCATTGTGCATAATAAAGGTATCTATTTTCTTCGACCACTCCCTAAAGTTATGGCATTCATCTCCTATCCAGTGTCGTGTCTGTCCTGTTTCTTTGCTCCTTGCTACGATACAATGTATCTTGGTTGCGTTAATAGCATCTGTTTCTATATCAACTACTGCTCTCATTTGTCATGTCCATCAAGTATGCATCTTCTACGGGAATGTGAAAGAATTTTTCACCCTTTCTTATCTTGTAGTTAGAGGCTTCTTTAACTTCACACTCTAACAATGTGTTACCATCTACGTGCCATGCCATAGTGCAGTCATGGTTGAAGACCACAAAAGTAAGTAGGTCATTGTAACATTCCTCCTTCCACTTGTCAAGAAGTCTCTGCTTACGATGTGGTATACGTAACTCTTTCCAACTGTCGGGCCACTCGTTACCCTTCCAAGAATACTTCACCTCCACTTCATAGAGATGTCTTGGAAGTTCTGGACCCACAGTTGAAACAATATCAAAGTAAGTTGTTTCATTGGTATCAATGTTAGTATGATCATGCTCCTTCAGCCAAGATACCATAGCTTCTTTAGCAGCCTTGTCAGCAATCTCATACAGAGTTCTGTCAAACTTTTTACGAACCTCACTCATTGTCATCCTCCACAAAAGGGTTGTCGATCTGTGTCATGCGTCCTGTCTCACCATCATAGTGAAGATGACAAGCTATACCAGTGTCACCTGTGTACCTGTTCTTCAGGACACGGATAGAGGTGGTATTAGCTTCGATAGGATCGTCTGCCTGTTGGTTACGCTCCAGTGCAATCACTGCATCAGACAGGTGAGCAATAGAAGCAGAGCCACGTAGGTGTGACAGGGTAACCTCACGCCCATTCTCATGCCCGTTGTCACCTGATGGGCGACGTAGGTGGCTGACCAGCATCAGTGCAATGCCTGTCTCCTCAACAAGAGAGCGAAGCTTGGTCATCAGGATGTCGATAGACTTACGCTCATCGCCGTTGTCCTCCTGTCCAGACACAAGGATAGACAGGTGATCAAGGAAGACCCACTTGCAGTCAAGAGCCTTTGCCATGTATCGGATGCGACTAAGAATCTCATCGTTCTCCATGCTGCCAAAGTGATCGAAGGCAAAGAACCTGCCAGAGTCAATCGTCTTGGCTTGCCAATCATCTAACTGTTCCTGCGTGTACTGGTCACGTATCTCCTTGATGTACAGTCTAGCGTTGGCCTCGACACTCATAAGGTTGAAGGCAGTCTGCTTCGTGTTCTCTTCCATAGCAAGCACACCAATGTTATCCTCGGTATTGTGCATGATATGATACATAAGCTCACGCATGATACTGGACTTACCCATACCTGCACCGGAGGTAAACGTCACAAGCTCTCCGGTCCTGATGCCGTAAGTCTTGTCATTCATACCAGACCACGGGTAGGGACAGGTCTCGTTGTGCGTCTCATCGTAGAGACTACGACCAAGATCAGCAAGGTTAATGATACCTGCTGGTGTGTAGGTACGTGCGCTCCACCATGCCTGAGTAAACTTCTCACGCTGACCTGTCTTCAGATACTCGTTGGCATCCTTCAGTTCAAGGTCCATGATCTTACACTTGTTAGGCTCAAACAGTTTGGCAACAGCCTGTGCCGCATCCTTACCCTGCTTGTCATTGTCAAAGCAGAGGACAATGGTATCAAACTTATTCAGGTATTCAAGTGACTGCTGACAATTCTTCACGGCAGACTGTGCGCCATTCTTGATAGACACCGAAGGCCACTTCGATCCCATCAGTTCAAAGGCACTCATAGCATCAAGTTCTCCCTCGCAAACCGTGACAAACTTGCCCGTCTGACCAAAGATATTCTGACCAAACAAACCACACTTACCAAGATCACCTTCAGACCAGAACTGCTTGTCGCTGGTGCGTCGGAACTTGGAAGCAATGTGATTACCATTCTTGTCATGGTACTTATACATGTGCTTGTCTATCATCGTGCCACTCTTGCTCACAGTGACACCATACTTCTTACAGGTATCAAGAGCGATCTTTCTATCAGCAATAGCTGAGAAGGTAAAGGATGATAGGTTCTCGTTCTGCATT